TCGGAGTCGGGGGAGGACTTGACCTCCACTTCGGCGATGGGTTCCGGATCGGTCGTCTGGCCTGCGTCCCGCAGGAGGGTCCAGATCTCCGGTGCCAGCCGTTTGGCATCGGATCGGCTGAGGCCGATTGCATCCCGCAACCGGCGCTCGGTGTTTCGGAGGGTCTCGGGGGAGACCATCCGAAGGCTCTTGATGTCAAGCTCGAGGGATTCGGCCACCAGGCCGACCTTCCCGGCGAACGCATCGAGCAATGCCAGGACGAACGGCAGGCGGTCCTGCTCGATGTCCGCGAGTGAATCGATCGCCGCGCAGAGCGCCTCGTAGTGGGCCTCAATGGCTTCGTGGAGCATCTCGAACTTCATGTCGGCGAAGGCGGCGTTGGCGAATTCCTCGGGGGACTGGTCCGGAGCCGGCGGGGGAACCATCTCTTCTGTGTCGTCCATCTCGTCCTCGCCCCCCATGCCCATCCCGTAGTAGTCCTCGATCGACTTGACCGTGTTTCGCCACTCCGCGGGAGTCGGCGTGATCGACGCCTCGGCGATCGGCCAGCGGACGATCTGGGACGCCATGCCGGTGGACTTGCGCTCGACGAGATGTCCCGCCGCGCCGCTCGAGAAGCCCATCTTGCCCTCCTTGGCGAGCTTGGCGATCATCCGCCCGTACTCGTCGGCCAGATCAATCTGCGCCTCGTACCAGAGCCCAGTCTCGTCCATCTTGACGTACCCGGTACCGATCGACTTGCGGCCCACCTTCTGGTCCATCCCGTGGTGGTAATAGAGGTTCAGGGGAACCCTCGAGCCGGCCTTCACCGGGAACCCGAAGTCGGTCTCTGGCCCGAAGAAGTCGCCCTCGAGGTCCACCGCTTCGGGGGTGCCGAAGCGTACCAGGTACCCCTTCACATGGCCGAGCCTGTCGCTCTTGACCGCGCCGCCGATCACGGAGTCCATTTCCATGTCCTAGTTATCCCACATCAGAACACGAGATCCCCGGTAGGGGTCTCGAAGATGGGCTCGAGCCACTCGGTCGTGATCGCCCCGCGCTTCCCGAGCGCCAGAGCGAAGTCGATCTCCGGCCATATGTGGAGCCGAGGCTGGCCGAAGAGATCGAGCCACCACTCGATCGATGCCGTGCCTGCGAAGTCTTCCCAGAGCGGTCCCTCGATCGTCGGCCGCGTCTCGAGATCGGGCGAGGATATGGTCATCGACCGATCCCCGAGCGTTGCGATCATCTTCATCCGCGGCTCCCCATGACATTGGTCAATATGTGGTCGAAGTATTCCCGATCCTCTTCGGCGAACATCAGCGGGTTCTGAAGCATGTACTGGATACCGCGGGTTGGCACCTCGACTCCGAACAGGTCCATGTCGCCCTCGGTGAACTTGTACCGTTGGCCGCAGTATTCGTCCTTCCACTTGTCTCGCTTGTATTCCCCGCCATAAGCGTAGTTCGGCTCCCACTTGTCGCCCTTGGTGCGCTTCTTCCAGAAGGCATTGTTCGCCAGGCGCATTCGGTCCGACCGGACGTTCACCCAGTGGACCATCTCGTGGGCCAGCGTATCGATCGCCGCCGCGCCATGGAACCGGAACGGCTCCCGGTAGTCGAGCATTGCATTGTTCAGCGAGACCTCGCCCTTGCCTCCCCATTCACAGAACCCGTACGCGCCCGATTTGCGGTTCTCGCTCAATCGAATCTCGGCGGGGTTGTCCACCTTGATCTTGACGCCAGTGATGTACTCGAGCGGACGGTCGTCGAAATACCGCATGACCTTCCGGATCATGCGCTCGACAACCGGTTGCCGTACCTTCGCAACCTTGCTGTAGTTGATCTCGGCATCGAACGGCGCGAGGGTGTAGTCGAGCGGGTTGTCGGATTCGAGTATTTGACGCATCTCCTCGAGTTGCTCATTTTCGAGGTTGGTCCATTTGTTGCGTAGCTTGTGCAATCGATCGGACTCGGCCTTCCATTCGGTGCGCACCCATTCTTCCGCTTTCCGCAGCTCTTCGGGGTCTTTCGTGAGCCGAGCCGCCTCGCGGCGTTCCCAACTTACCTCAAGCCAATCTTCGATCTTCTTCTGGACCTCGGCGAAGGTTCCATCCTCGGGTGTCAACCCGGCGATCGCCCGCATCCGAGCCACCACTTGATCCGGATTCCGATTGTCGAACTTCTGCTCGATCTGCGCCTCGGCCTTCGGCTTGCGTTGCCGGGAAACCCTCGGCCTCGATGGAGCCGGCGTCGGAGCTGGTGCCGGAGCCGGCCGTGGTGGCGGCGGGGGTTCCGGAGAAGGCCCAGGTTTCGGTCCTTGGCCGATATCCTTGATCGGGAGGATGCGCGTCGTCGGTCCCCACTTCGGGTCGAAACGAACCGAGACCATGTCGGCCAGCGGAGTCCCGTCCTTGAATAGCTCATACCGCTTCGGCCCCATGATCCCCACGATCTCCTTCTCGTCGAGACCAGCGAGTATATTATCAGGCGTTATCGCGCCCGGCCGCAGGTCGGGGATCGACGGGTCGCCGGTGATCTCGGCGAGGCTCGGGGTAACCGGCACCATGACGCACCGGCAATTGGGGTGGGACGGCATGATCTCGGCCGTTTTGTGGAGCGTTCCGGACAACGCCAGACACGCGAGGCAGACACGGGCGTCCTGCGTCGCCACCCGGCGGTAGGACACCACCACGGGGTTTGACTCGTAGATCAGCCGCTGGCCTTCCCTCGATGCGCGGATCATCTCGGTGCGGGCGATGGTCTCGGCCCTGTTCGCGGAGATGTTCGCGATCGCCAGCATCTCCCGAATCATCGACCGCGGGTTCTTGCCTTGGGCCAGACCCGAAGCGAGGGACAACCGAAGGGCATTCGGGGTGTCCTGCGCGATCGAATCGAAGAGGACCGCTAGCGGGGAACCGTCGCTTGAGAAGCCGGCGAATTCCCGCAGTGCCTCCTTGGGGAGACTGTCGAAGGATATGGCCACCCGAGCTTGGCTCGGACTCCCGGTCGCGGCCATCACCAGCGATTCGGTGTTCTGGTTGACGTAATCGAGCGCCTGCTCCTGCGCGTCAGTCACCACGCTCACCGCGTCGAACGTCGAGTCCTTGAGCGCTTGGCTGGTTTGGGCGATCAATGATTCGAGGCGGTCGCGCATGGCCAGCGCCGCGTCGGCCAGAGGTTTACCCGCGGCTTCGCGTTCGGCCAACCGCGCATCGAGCGCCGCCAGCTCCCGCCGGAGACGGTCGAAGGCGCTACCGTAGATCTCCCGCATCTGGAGGACCGCTCGATCCTCCCGGCTGATCAGGGAATTGCGGAACCGTTGGGCCGACTGGTAAAGATCGGACTCCTGCCCGGTCTTCTTTACCGCTCGTCCGGTATGGTCGACCACCCGTAGAAAGGGTGGGACTGATACGGCACCTCCGAGCCGTGGGCGCAGGTGTCCGACTTGGTCTCGAGCTTCTCCCCGCGCAGGATCTTGTCGCGGAGCCGCGTCGCCCAGGCGTAGCCGGCGTCGCCGCCCCAGAGATCCCAGGCCACGCGGCCGGGACTCGGGAACCCGTCCTCGCTTTGCTCGAATCCCTCGGCCTCCTTGTCCACTTCGTGACGCCGGAAGAAGCTATACATCCGCAGGATCGTATCCTCGGAGATCAACTCCCCGTTGTCGATCTGGTGCGCCCGAGCGAGGCCAACGCGGGTACCGCCGGCCCTGCCCTCTTCCTTCCACCGGAGCGCCCTGCGCGCCGCGGCCTGCATCGATTCGGTCGGGTGGGATTTGGTATCGATCGATCGAACCGCCGCGGGGATTCCCGGCTCCTGCGGAACCACCGAAGCGGCGCTCGGATGCATCACGCCGACCATGTCGTCGGTGGCCTCGAGGCCGGCGATACGTTTGGCCTCCGCCAGATCCGCCACTCCCGCCTTGTACAACCGCTCGGCCCGTTCCGCTTCGGCCTGGCGGTCGTCCATCAACGCTCGGACGTTCGACAGATCGAACCGGACGGAGTCGCCCTCCTGCGATTCGGGGAAGTCCGGGAGGAGCGACACGGTGAGCGTATCGGAGACGGTTCGCAGGAGCGGAACCATGCCGTCCTCCCACGCCGCCTGCTGGGCCCTCTCGTAGTTCGAGTAGGTCGATCGCTCGAGGCCGGCTCCGAGGCCGAGGACCATCGGGTTGATGCCGAGCGCCGAGCAGATCCGCTCCTCGGGGACACGGCGCACCGAATCGAGCGCCAGCTCGGACGGGGTGAGGGACACGCGATCGACCTTGTACGGTCCCGACATCACCACGATCCCGCCGGCGTTGTCGCCCGTGAGATTTTCGCGGAGGGACCGCTTGATCTGCCGAGCGTCGTCGGGGCTCATGTCGATCTGGCCCGAGTCCTTGGCGTCCGGTCCCACCATGATCGATGGCATCGCGCCGTTCGCCAGAAGGCCGAACGCGGAGCTGCTGGCGGTGTTGTCGGTGGCGATTTCGCGCAGGACCGACTGGACCGGGGAACGTCCCAGGCGGATGTCGTCGGGGTCTCGCCCGTACCGGAAGTGGATCACGTCGGCGATCTCGAGCTGGAAGCTTCGGCCGTCGGTCGTGTAGGTGTAGTGGGTGAGCGGGTTCCGACCGTCGCCCACCGGCCGGATCATGTCCTGCGGGATGTACTGGAGCGCCACCACCTGCGAGCCAGGTCCGGAGATGCGCTGCTTCCGCAGGTACGCGTTCCCGAAAAGCTTGTAGTCCTGAACGATCCATCCCCAGAGCAGGTTGCCGACCATACCGGGTTCTGGCTCGGCGATCAGCTGGAGGATCGGATGGTCCTCGAGGGGCTCGGCCTGCATCGAGTCCACCCGCCGCATCACCTGCGGGATGGCCTGCGGCCAGTTTCGGATGTACCAGTCCATCGCCGAAGCGATGATTGAGTTGAGGCCGAGGTCGCCGGCCTGCGCCGACCAGTCTCGGTGGGAACCGGGGAGGACGCGGCGAAGCATCGAGACCAGCTGGCCCGACCCGTACCCGGTGAGGTACATATCGCGGGATTGGCCGATCGGGAGCGGTAGTGGCTCCCTGGGGTTGGCGTATGCCTTGCGGCCGAGGACGCGGTCGAGGATTCCCATGTCCCGATTATCCCACGGGGAAAAGAAAACCCCTCCGAGGGCATGGACTCGGAGGGGTGAATGAGGAGTTACCCTAACGTGGAGATTGGCCTATTGTACCGCCATGTTTATCCTGCGTCCGATCCATGCCATGACAGGCACGGCCATGCTGTTGCCCAACGCCTTGTAACGTGGGGAATCGGGCGTGTCCTTCCCGCCAGGCTCGATGTCGGTCCACCCGTCGGGGAAACCTTGGAGACGTTCGCACTCCACCGGGGTAAGGCGCCGGACTGCCATCGTGGGCGTGGGCTGCAACCCACCCGCGAGTTCAAAGTCCGTCCCAAGTCCGCCGCCGGCGGAACTACGGCTGGATAGGGTGCCGGTGATCTCGGTCGCCAAGTAGGCCGTCTGCTTCACGCCCGGCTGCGCCGCGAGAGCGCCGACGGTCTGGCCGTCGCCGCCGATGAGGCGGACCTCGTCGCGGGTGTTCTGCGCGAACGCGACCGCCACGCCTTGGGTCGCCATGCGATCCAGCGTATACGCAGGGTCGCCTTGGTTGCCTATCCCCAATCCGTTTTGGTTCTTGTCCACGTCACGGCAATCCTGCAACGGGATCGCCATAGGCTGTTGCACGATAACCGTGCCACCTTGGTGACGTTCTGGGTTTGCCCCTTGCGTATCCAGGGTTCTGGATGTTTCTTGTTGCGCCACGAACAGATCGTCTGTCGTCTGTTTCCCGCGATTTACGCCTGGCGAGATGCTAAACGCCATCGGCTGTTGCACGAGCGGGGTGTTGTTCCCGCCGGTGCCCCCTCGCGCCGCCACGGTCGGGCATTGTTCCACCGGTCCCGTGACTTGGCTGTCATTCGGGTGCGATTCGTAGAGATGCGGTTGCAGGACAGCCGGGAAACGATTCCTCTCGGGCATTGTCTGCCCTTTTGCCAGCACGGCATCCAGAGTCTGGCTCACCTGTCCTCCGTCCCACCAGCAACCACTGCCATGAGCGCTTGCTCCAGGATCGGCGGTAGTTTCTTGCCCCGCTTCTCGGCTCGGCGGAGGATTCCCGCACAGGCTCTCGGGCTCAAATAGTACTTCGGCGGCACGTCGCGGGTCTCCTGAAGCGTGCGCGACAACGAAGACACGACGGCGTCGCTGGGCCACTCCGTAGTACTGAGCGTCAAGCACTCGGTAGGCGAACCCATACCCGAGTTGCCCCAGCGCCCCGAGGAAGGCTCCAAAATCCCGTCCTCCGCTCGAGGACAAAACACCGGGGACGTTTTCCCAGACAACCCATTCGGGGCGATACCAGTTAACCATTGCAACGAAGGTGAGGGCGAGGTTGCCCCGCGGATCTTCGAGTCCCCGCCGAAGTCCGGCGACGGAGAAAGCTTGGCAAGGTGTTCCTCCGACCAAAATGTCAATTGCTCCACGTTCAATGTCCCACTCCCGAAACTTGGTCATATCCCCGTAGTTCTTCACTCCGGGGAACCGGTGCGCCAGAACCTGCGAGGGAAACTTCTCGATCTCGCTGAAACCGATAGGCTCCCAGCCCAGGTCGTGCCATGCTACGCTCGCGGCTTCGATGCCGGAGCAAACCGACAGGTATCTCATTTGGCATCCTTCCTTGGTCGCCCTTGCGGTCGCCCGGTTCCGACCCGCTGGCGTCGATGGCAGGTCCGGCATTCCCACGTCGCACCGCGGGGTCCGGTCTCCCCGCCACACCACTTGCACGGGGGACCGGATACCCCGATCCGTGGTCGGCCGGGGTTCTGGTGGCGTCGATCGCCGGTCAAGACTTCACCTCGTGGGTGGCCTTGATGTAGCGGATGCAAGCGTTGCCGAGTGCGATGCGGTGTTGCGTATTCGGCAGGACTTGGAACGCGAGAAGCGCGGAGTCAATCGCCGGCGAAACGTCGCGCAGGGCGAGAGGGCAATCATATACCGACAGTCCGGCCCGCAGGGCGCGAACAAAGTTGCGAATCTCTTCAATGCTCATGGTAGTTCTCCTTGGCTTTCCGTTTCGCCCTTTGGGCTCATCAGCACCAGCCTACTGGTGGACGGTGGCCGGGTTTCCCCGGCCTCGGATCAGGACATCGACTCGATCGCAGTCCTAGCATCAGCCCATGCGGTCTCATCGCGATCCACCATGGCCTTCCAGATTGCTCCGCGCACCGGCTCGAGCGTATCGAGGATTTCCTTCACCTTGACATCGTCGCGGACCATGCTGACAAAGCAGTCCTCGCCGCGATCCTCACCGGGGATTGACCAAATCCCTCGTACGGTTCGAGTCTTGAAGTTCACCACGATTGCCCTGCGGCAATCGGGATAGTATTGGCTTCGGATCTCATCCCACGCGAACGCTCCTCGGGTCGCACGAATGTCGATCAAATGCTCCACCTCGGTATTGGGCTTCGCGGCAGTAAATCTAATGTTCATCTTTGTACTCCTCGTCGGTGGTGCCGACGGGGATATATTACGGCACGGTTTATATGGGTGCAAGGTTTCGGCGAAAATAGTGCCGATTTATTTTCAGGCCAGATCGGGGGGAGCGCCGGCGCGATCGGGGGGAGCTGGTGACTTATCGGGGGGAGCAGATCGTTTTGTCGACCCCAACAAAACGATCAGACGTTCGATATCGATCGATCATCAGACCGAATCCATGCCTCCTTGCACGTCCTCGAGCAGAACCACTTGCGCCGGATGTTGAGCGCCTCGGCCACCCAGTCCGTCACCGGGTAGATCCCCGCGCCGCAATGCCGGCACCGCTGGTGCGTGTCGGTAACCAACCGGAGCCGCTTCTTGTCCTCCTCCTCGAGGAAGTCGTGGCTTCTCATATCGCGGCGAAGCTCGAGCGCCGGTCGAGGACCGACCACGCGTAGCCCATGGCGTCCACCGCGTCGTCGTGGCTTCCGATCGGGAAGGACAGGATCTCGTCGACGAACCACGCCGGCAGGTCCGGAGCGTGGGAGACCAGCCCTTGCTCGTACCGCGCTTCGAGCGCCCCGAACCGGGTTACCTTGTCCTTGTCCGGTCGCAGGCCCCGTACCGGGAGCTTGGTGCGCCGGAGAAGCTCCTGCACCACCGCCGCCTGGTATTGCACCTGCTCGATGCCGATCGACGCCGGTTGGTGCTTCGCGGCCATGTCCTGGACGAACCGCAGGACGCCGTCGAACGGCGCCCGAATCCGAGCGGCATCGACGACATGGACCACGCCGGCGTCGTCTCGAGTCAGCACCACCGCGGAGGTGTAGTCGGCATCGGTCTTCGTCGAGATCGCGAGGTCGACGCCCATGTACCGCTGGCCGGCGGGGACCGTCGCGGTTCGGAGCCACTCCCGCTTGATCCTTGCGCCCTCGGCATCGACGAACTCGGCAAGATACTCCTGCCGGAATGCGATCGACGGCAAGGAGCGCCGCGCCTCCTCGATCTCGTCGGGGTGAATGTAGGGGTTGCTCGAGGTGGGCATTTGCCACCGTTGCCAATCCGGATCGGCCTCGGCTTGGTCGTACAACACCTTGAAGTAGTTCGAGCCCTTGGGGGTCGAGAAGAACCAGGCGGAGCCACGGTAGTCGGTAAGGGTTGGCCGGATCGCTTGGGTCCATGCCTCCTCGAGGTAGGCCGACATCGCGGCTTCGTCGACGCCGACCCACCCATACTTCCGACCACGGGCCACGGTCGCCGGCTCCCCGAGCGTCCAGTAGTCGATGGCGGTGCCGTTGATCAGCTCGATGCGGGGATACGGGGAGACCACCGCCCTACGGATGATTGGGTGGTAGATCTTGCGCTGGTCGTTGTACGCCTCCTCGAGGAGCCGGTAGGTCGGCGCGAACCACCCGCAACTGAATCCCCGCTCGAGGAGCGGACGAGCCATCAGGATGGCCCCCATTGTCGTTTTGCCGAAGCGTCTCCCACAGGAAACCACGTTCATCCGCTTGGCTTCGTCGAGTATCTGTCTCTGGCCGAGGTGGGGTCGCGGGAGGACCAGCTCGATGTCGGCCATCAGCCCTCGCGCCGATCGATGGCCTGTTGCATGGCGTCGAGGATCGAGACCACCCAAGCGCAGAGCAGGATACCGAGCCCGACCCCGGTCGCCACCCAGAGGATGATTCCCCATGCGGTCATTCGGCCACCTCGGGTTCCCTGTCCTCGAAGCGAACGCGGATCTGGACCGCGCCACCGTCGGCTCCGGTCTGCTCCTGCCGTGCCGACCAGTCCTGCTTCATCTTCCGCTCGAGCCACCACGCGGCGGCTTGCCACGAGTCGTCGGCCGCGGTGCGAACCCTCTGGACCATGGCCAGCTCGGCCTCGGCTTCGGCTTCTTTTACGGCGTCGGCGAAATCAGGGTATCGGCGAATCCAATCCATGATTGTGTTCTGGTCGATCCCTGCGGCCCATGCGGCGGCTCGGCGGGTGTTGCCGGCCCGCAGGACGTCGATCGCCCGCTTGTGCCGGTCTGGGTTGTATTTGGGCGGTCTGGCCATCAGATCGTTTCCTCCTCTTCTTCGCCGTTCCCGAAGAATTCGTCCTGCACGTAGAGCTGAGCCGCTTGGACCATGCCCATGGCGAGGACATGGTCTGCGGTGTTGACGTACCGGGTGTGGCTGGTCATCGCGATGGGATCGGTCGTGTGCAGGATCATGTAGCTGGCGATCCCGTGCCCTCGAGCCTCCTTCGCGATCTCGAGGAACCGCTCGGCGAAGTCGTCGATGTCGCAGATCTGGTTCTCGGTCACTCCAGCTCCTTCTTCCGGTCGAACATCCGGTCGAGCCGTTTATTTACCAGCCGAGCGGTGTCGCGAAACTTCTCGGGGCAGGTTGGGTGCGGGTAGGCCATTTGTTGCTTTATCCTCAACAACGGTATCCCACCGTGCGGGATCGAGATGCCGGGTCGATCCTCCCGCAGGGCCCACGTCTTGCCCTTCCACCAGCGATGCGGATTGGTGCCTTGGTGGACCTTCTGGACTCCGAGCGGATTCACCACCAAGAAGACGACGCAATCGATCGCGCCGGCCTCCCGCCAATGCTCGCATCGATGCCTGATCCACTGGCAGAGGGATGTGAGATCGGGGTTCCCGCGGTGGGGTATTCCCCGCCGCCTCGCGTTGTATTGCTCCCGTTTTTCCGGAGATCGGCGGTAGCCGTACTTCACCATGCGGTCCATTTTGCGCTTGCAGGTGATGCACGTCCGGATCAGGCTGTAGCCGGATCGAGTACGGTTGTTCCTGGTTCGGAACGCCTCGAACGGGCAGAGCTGGCCGCATCGGATGCAGACCCGCGACGTGAAGACAAGGGGCTCTCGCCCCCTGTCGCTGTTTGGATGTCGTCGCATGGATTACTTGATCTGGTCGATCCAATCGCCCGTCTTCATCAGGTCGCGTTGCGCGTCGGCCAGCTTGCGCTCGGCTTCGGCGATGCGGTCGCGGAGTTTGACCCAGTCGCCGTCGCTCTCGTAGTCCATGAGCCGGCGGTTGACGCTGGCGTAGAGCCTGGCCATCGACGCCGTGGTCGCTTGAAGCTCGAACTCGACGGCCTCGAGTTCCTTCTGGATATCTGCCAACGTCTTCATGCCTCAACCTCCCAGCCGTCCTCGAGGAGCGCCCACAAGATCCACTCCTTGTCCTCCGAAACATCCCGAACGAAGATCGGGGTGCCGTGCGCGACGATGGTATAGACGCCGATCTCGTCGTCGCGCCAGGCGCTGATCCAGCAGTTTTTGGTCCATCGGCCATGCCGAACCCGCTTGCCGTCGCGCATGGCTTGCAGGGCTTCCGATCCACTCATTCGACAACCTCCCAGTCGTTCGAGCGCCACTGGTGCGCCATGTAGCTGGCGCTCCGACATCGGAGCCGCCATTGATTCGAGCCGGCGAATCGTGGGACTGGTCGCTCGTCCTCGATCCTCTCGACCCAGACGTGGTAACCGGATGGCCAGACGTTGCGCCGAACCTTGTATCCGGCCAGCACCGCGGCGAACGCTTCGCGCCCGGTCACTTGACTCTTTGCCAATCTTCTTGAGCCAATTGGAAACGACAAAAATCGGAATCTGACATTCGCTCCATCCAATCCTTTGGCCCATAAAATTCAATTTTTTGTTGCAATTCGTCCACCCTGTCATCCTGAGGCAGGAAGGTTTTAAAAAACAGCCCAATTCCTCCAGAGTTTGTTTTGACTTTCATTTTCAGTTCGTCAACCGTTTCATCAAATCCATGATCTCGCATTTGAAGCTCCCATTTCTGATGGGTTTTGACCGAATCAAATTCGATCATGGCCATGCCTCGTCCAAAGTCTTGACGCTTGATTCCTTTTGCCAAAACCTCAGTTTTTTTCTGCGGATTGTCAATGTACATATAGGCATCAGATGGCCAAGTGGGACGCCCCATCCAGCATCCGCAAATCATGTGGCAGATCGCCCAGTCAAAATTCACTTTGCCTCCCCCATCTTGTCGAGAACCGTCTTGTGGGCGTCGGCCCGAAGCGTCGAGCCGGTGATCGCGAACGTCAGGTACCAGGCGGCCTTGATCAGGTCTTCGCGGCCACCCTTGTCCTTGTACCGGGCGAGGTACTTCACCACGTTCCCGAGGGCGAAGTCGAGCCCCCAGTCGTCGATCACCTGAATCGCCTGGATCGATCCCTTGCGGTAGTGTTCGCTCACCGTTGCCACCCGCGGAGCTTCGCCGACTTCTCGAGCCGTTCGTCGTAGCGTTCCGCGGCGTCCATCGCGTAGGTGACGCCGACCAAGATGATCAACACGGCCAGCGCCGCGTTCCCGAGTCGTTCCCAGTTTCGATTGCTCATGGTGTATCCCTTGTGAAAAGTCC